CCCTCCTCGGCATATTCCGAGGTAGTCTCTGGAAATTGCGCCTCGTATCGAGGGGATGCGGTGCATAGTATCCAGCGCTCTGCCGATGACGCGGATAGTAAAGCGTGGGCGTTATTCGCCATTGTCCCCCCCCCTTATACCTGCGCTCCGAGGAGGCGCAGTTCGGTCGCAAATGCCCCATACTGCTCAGGCTTGAGCTGGTTGACGGTCTGTATGCCGTACTTCGCAAGCAGGGCGAGGGCCTGTTCCATTTTTCCCGACTGGGCAAGGGTCGCTCCGGCGCGGGCCAGTTGATCCAGCGTATAGGTCGGGGCTGCGGCGGCTGGAGGCCCCGCTGTTATGCCAGGCTGTTGGAAGGGCGATGCCGCAGTCGGCGCAGGCGTTGACACTGGCGGCGCGGAGGCTGCCGGGGCTGGCGCTGATACTGGCGGCGCTGCGGGCGGCGCATTAGTGCCGGGAATTATTCCCTGCGCGGAAGCGCCCTGCTTCGTCTTGAGAAACGTCTCGACATTGCTAAAAAGCTCTTCGAGCGTGCTGCCATTGATTGTAATTGTGAACATAATTTCCTTAGCTCCTTGAATAAGTTTTGTAGAGAGATAAAAGGCGGCAATGAATACGCTGACTATGAGCAGCCACTCGCCGCCATAGGCTCCCGTATACCCGCGCTCCCCTGCCGCTATTACTATGAGCGGCCAGCTTACAAGCCATGTAAAAATCAGGGACAGCGCGATTCTGATACAGATAAGACCGGCGTATTTTATGACGCTTTCTTTCGTTTTCGTAAAATGCCTCCTTGCCTTAAAAATTACCCGTCTTTCCGAGCTGTCAGTCAGTTTCCAATCCCTTGAGCCTTGCAATCAGCTCCCTTCGATCCGTCCTCTGACAAACGAACTGGCTAGTTCACAAGCGATCAACCTTGTGCCGCCCTATTAAGCAGTTTCCCAATCACCGCAACGGATCGTAGTTATGCACGAGGGCGCCCCATGCTCGCCACAACAGCAGCCCGAAGACTGCCTGACCCTCGACGGGTTCTCTATCTCGCCAAAGCGACTGTCATGATGGAGACTGCTTAATAGGACAGCCGAAGCTATCCTAGCTGGTTTTTATTGCTGGCGTTCCGTAAGGTTTTCCCGCACGTACGGACTACGCACTTTATCCTCTACCAGCCACCATTGCCGCAGACCAGCTACGGTTGGATTTTTCAGGGAGCGACAGGAATCGAACCTGCGCGATGTTGGTCAATGACCAGGGGTGCTGCCACTACACCACGCTCCCAATAACTGCTTGCTTTGCTTTCCGTTCCGCAAGCCAGACCTCGTAGTCGGCTCTGAATTGCGGATTTTCAAACGCTTTTCTGGCGCTGCTAAGTATTACGCGGCAGAGGGAATCCATTTCATGCTTTGGTATTTCGTCAAAGTTAATCGTGATGCTTTCAGTTGACCTTGCTATGACCTTTTCAGTTATTTTCCCCATGCCTTTTTTCCTTTATGCCGTTACTTGCTAAATAGGGTTTTTGCTTCGCTCAAGGTTGGTAAACACAGCTCATATTGAAGTCCGCGCTGACATGCCGCGAGCCAGGTCTTAAAGCTCAAACTAGGGTAGTATTGCTTGATGCCGCTAAACGTCCAGTGCTTTCTATGCCTTTTCATTGTTTCCCCCTCCCTACGCCGTTCTTTTATCTGCTGACTGCTTTGTGAGAAAAGCCTCGGCATCTTTGACGCTTTCAAACCAGTCCAGATAGGCGGTCATAAAGAGCATGAACCTCTGAGTATTCTTTGGCTTTTCTTTGCAGTTCCGTGTAGTTATCGCGCCCTTGAATGTTCCGTTTTTATAGAACTCAGTCATTACGCCGTAAAAAACTTTTTTCATGCCTTACCTCTTTTTTGGAGTAAGCTCCATTCCAGAATGAAGCGCTTGCGCGTTATCTTTTCGTTTTGCAACATGCAGATCAGTGAATAAAAAGGCTTGTAATTCATTGCGCGCCTCCCTGCTGCCCTGCCGCCTGCTGCTCCGCCGCCGCTTCGTATGGCTTTTCGAAGGCAATCAAAGCGTCGGGGTGTATGCGGCAGGTACGACCGGCTATCTTAATGGCGGCGAGCTTTTTAAGCCTGATCCATTCCCATACGGTCTCTACTTTGACGCTGTACCGATCCGCGACCTGCTCGCAGGTCAAAAGTTTTTCCATGACTTACCTCTTGTTTTTCTGAAACTCGACATGCTCAGCGACAATGACGACTCCGAAGCGCCCGTTGCCTTTAAGACGCCCCACTACGCGAACCTTGCTGCCTTCCTGACCTATCTCAAGCACGTTTTCGGCAAGCTTCGATTCGCACTCTATGTCGAATGTCCAGGTCTCCTTTTTAAGTTCCCCGCCTTCCTTGTGATAACGATTGCTTTCAATGGCAAACGTGCAGGCCGTGATTCCCTTTTCAGATGGAATTGTCTGAGGGGCATATGTCATAGCCCCTTCTATAAGTACCGAATTAAGGTTGTTCATTCTTTTTTACTCCTGTTTACTTGACTTTTATTCGGTTTAGTCCGATATTAAAAAGTGAATTGGCTTTTTAACTCGGCCAAAAAACTGAATAAAAATGTCAATAGACTACCCCCTATTGACACATGGAAAAGCGCGTCGATAGGTTGCCTTTTCCTATTTTGAAGCGCGTCGATTAAGCTCCCGCCATCCTATTGACAAAAAAGACCCGTTGCGCCGTACTAAAGGCACTTTAGGAGGCGGCAATGAAAGTCGGGTACGTGCGGGTATCGACCGAGGAGCAGAACACCATTCGGCAAGAGGTTCTAATGCAGGAGCTTGGCGTCGATAAAATATTCGTTGACCATGCGAGCGGCAAAGACCTGGCCCGCAGGGAACTACAGAACATGCTGCAATTCGTCAGGGTCGGCGACACCCTGATTGTCGAGAGCTATTCAAGGCTTGCGCGCTCTACGCGGGACTTGCTTGACCTTGTGGAAACCCTCAAGGACAAGGGCGTCGAGTTTATCAGCAAAAAGGAATTGATAGACACCGCGACCCCCGCGGGGCGGCTCATGCTGACCATATTCGCGGGGCTGTACCAGTTCGAGCGCGAGTGTACGCTTGAGAGGCAAAAGGAAGGGATCAAGGAGGCCAAAAAAGCCGGGAAGTACAAGGGGCGCAAGCCCATTGACCTTGATCCCAGAATATTCAAGTCCATATACGACGACTGGAAAGCCGGCAAGCTTACGGCCGTCAGGGCGCAAAAGATTTTGAAGCTGACGGCGCCGACGTTTTACCGGCGCGTAAGGGAATATGAAAGCAGGTCAAGTTGACCTCGGCAAGGCCCCGCCATAAAGGCGGGGCTTTTTGTTGCCTATTTTTTTTAATCAAAGAGGTGGTTGCTTTGGCGGGCGTAAGGCAGTATCGGGCTGACGACTATGTGAACATGCTGAATAAATACGGGACGGAGCAGGACAACTCGACCGCGTATGAGTTCCAGCACGATGGAATAGTCCCCGACATGAGCCTTACCGAGCAGTACGAATCCAACGGCCTGTTCGCTAAAATCATCGACGCCCCGGCTGAGGAGGCGGTCAAGCACGGCTATGACCTCGGACTGAAAGAGACCGACGAAATAACGCAGTACATTAAGAAAGCGCTTGACAGGCTTAAATGGGAAGACAGCGCCTCGACGGCGATCAAGTGGTCGAGGCTGTACGGCGGGGCGTTAGGCGTCATGCTGATAAACGACGGGGGCGGGATAGACGAGCCTCTGAACTGGCGGCGCATTAAGGACATCGAGGAGATTCGCGTCTATGAGCGCGCCGTGGTCTATCCCGACTATAGCAGCCTCTACAAATACGACCCGCAAGACCCGACCCGAAGCGCGACGCCGCGCTTCGGTATGCCGGAATACTATCAGGTCAACAGCATATACGGCCAATTCTGGGTGCATGAAAGCCGCTGCCTGATATTCAAGAACGGCATCGTGCCTGAGCGCACTATGCAGCCCTTCTATCGATTCTGGGGCATACCCGAATATATCAGGATCAGGCGCGAGCTTCGGGAGACGCTGACCTCGCACAGCACGGGCGTCAAAATGTTGGAGCGCTCGGTTCAGGCCATTTATTCAATGAAGGGCCTGGCCGACCTGCTTGCCACTGACGAGGGCATGAATATCGTTATCAGGCGGCTGCAAGCGATCGACATGGCGCGGGGCATTTTGAACAGCATCGCCATTGACAACGACGGCGAATCCTACGAGTTTAAGAATATCCAGATGGCGGGCGTCAAGGACACGATTGACACTACCTGCAATTTGCTTTCTGCGGTTACGAGCATACCGCAGACGATTTTATTCGGGCGCTCCCCCGCAGGGCAGAACTCTACTGGCAAAAGCGACCTTGAAAACTGGTATAACTACGTCGAGAAAATCCAGAAGCTAAACCTGCGCGACAACATGAGCCGGCTTGTTGATGTCGTTGTGGCTGCGGGGCAGTACAGGGGAATCATTGTAGAAAAGCCGGAAATCAATCTGGCGTTCAATCCCTTGTGGTCTATGAGCGAAACGGAAAAGGTCGCGGTCGATCAGCAAAAGGCCCAGACGCAGCTTGTCAGGGCGCAGGCTGCCCAGATGTACGTAGACATGGGCGTTTTGCAGCCTTCGGAAATACGCCGGGGCTTGGCTCAGGAAGGCGAGTTCCAGATTGAGGAGCTTATCGATGGGGAAGATGTGCAGGGCGGGGATTTGTGGGGCGGCGCTGAGGCGCCGCCTGCTGAACCCGCAGCGCCTGGCATTGCGCCCTCTGGGGAATCTGGCGAGCGCGAAGTAATGGACGGCTCCGCTGACTATGGCTCAGTGGGTGTCCTTGTTGTAAAGGACGGGGAAGTCCTTATAGGGCGCCGAACCGACAACCATTTAATCGGAGGCCCCGGCGGCCATATCGAGGCCGGGGAGAATCCTAAGCAGGCCGCCGTTCGCGAGACCTTCGAAGAGTTCAATATCCTCCCGACAGACCTGCAATACGTAGGGCAGCTTGACGGGCTTGATCCTAAGTATGGCAAGCCCCATATTTTCATATGTACCGACTTTAAGGGCAGGCCGAAATGCAAAAGCCCTGAAATGACCGACGCGGCATGGGCAAGGCCGGACAACCTTGTTCGGGACTGCTTTCCGCCGTTTCTGGCGTCCCTGGGCCTGCTTGAGGATTGCAGCCAAAACCCTAAAATAGCCTCTGTTTCCGGCGGCAGAGGCGACGGAAAAGAGCCGGAAAATGCCCTAAAAAAGGCGTTGACGGCAGGGGGATTGCGGCGTATAGTTTTAGATGCTGACAAGGAACCTTTAAGGGACAAAAATGGCCAGTTCGCAAGCGAGGGTGCCAGCGGGACAGGAGGAAATGATCCGCCGAAGTTTTCGGCAACAGGCGCTAATCCTTCCTTACCGCCATTTACGGGAAGCGCCCTTGATAATCACTGGGGAGGGAAAAACGACCATAGCGGCGAATACCCTAATTTTACTAAAGAGCAGTACGCCGAACGGGCGCTTAATCTTGTTAGATCATCGGTAAGTAAAGGGGTTCTTGGTTACAAAGCCGCTAATGGTTCCATTGTTCGCTATGATAAAGCTGCAAATGACTTTGTAAAAGGGCATGATACCGGCATAGCAACAATGTTTAAGCCCAAAAGTGGAGAGGCTTATTTTAATCGCCAGATAAAAAAGGATGGAGGGAAACAAGATGATTAAATGTCCTGTATGCGGGGAGCGTAATTTTGAAGAGGATAATAATTTTGAAGTCTGCGATGTTTGCGGGTGGGAAAATGACGGTGTGCAGCTTGATGATCCTGACTTCCGTGGCGGGGCAAATGAAAAAAGCCTGAACGAGCGCAGAGCGCAATGGGCGCAGCAAAAAGAAAAGATAGCAGTCTGATTAACAGAATAAACGTACTTATGACAAACCCCGGAACAATCCGGGGTTTTTTATTGCACTGAAAAGGAGGCGGGACAATGCTGAACCCAGATACGGCGCTTGTTGTCATGGAAATAGTCAATATGTTCGCGAAGTATAAATTGCCCATTATTTTGAGAGACAAAATATTTGATGACGTAAGGCTTGTAATGGATTCGCGCCTTGTCGAATCCGTGACCGACGTACATTCGATAATGAACATAGATAGCCTGTTGGAAAAATACTCTATAAACCAGCATTGCCGCTGCAACAGGCGCGGCAACGGATAGGAATAAAAAGGGAGGCGGCATTGAACGACGTGGCAATGGCGCAGGCCGTACAAAATGCCGTCAGGCCGAAGTTCCGGGGCAACAAGTCCCTAAAGTCTAAAGTCGCCGTTCAGTTCCCCGTCAATCTGGCGGAAGAATACGAGCGCATAGCCCGACAATATATGGCGCTGCTGAACGGAGTCCTTAAAGAGAGGCTCCCTGAAATCCGCCGCGCCATTGACGTGGAGCGGGCGGAAATGAGAATGGACGCCGACCTGAACGTGTCGCGCATGATACGGCGCGTAATGGAGAGGGCGCGGCTTGAGTTTGAAAGCAAGGCGGCCTCCTTCGGGCTGGCGCGCAAAATTGCGGAGCTTGCGGTCAAAGTTAAAAAGAGGTCAATCCGCGAATGGAAGCGGGTAGTTCATAAGACGCTCGGCATTAACATTGTCGAGGATTATTATTCGGGCGAGTTTTATCAGGACGCGATGCGGCAATGGGCGGCGAATAACGTCGGCCTGATAAAAACGATTCCTGCGGAAACGCTGAACCGCATGGAAACCATTATCGAAAACGGATACTACTCAGGCAAAAGCAACGCGGAAATGTCGCGCCTGATTCAAGAGGCGTACGGCATTGACAGAGACCATGCCCAATTCATAGCCCGCGATCAGACCGCAAAGCTGAACGCGGATATTACGCAAACGCAGCAAAAAGACGCGGGAGTGCAGAGGTACGAATGGAGCGACTCAGGCGACGTCAGGGTGCGCGAGTGCCATGCGCACTTAAACGGCAAAAAGTTTTTCTGGAATGACCCGCCTGAAATGTGGTACGAGACAAAAAAGAACGGCAGGGTCTACACGGGGCGGCATTGCCATCCGGGGCAGGATTATGACTGCCGGTGCGTCTCGCTGCCCGTGTTTGACATCGATACGCTTAATCTTCCGTGGGACGGAAACAGCGGCGTAGATATTACTGGCTTTAGTATGAAAATAACTTGACATAAAGGGAGGCGCTATTTTGATCTATCCGAGAGAAAATCCTACTCCGCTTAATGGCGGCAAAATGCAGCATCATTTATATTTTGACACTATGGCGGACTTTCCCAATTTGCCGAAACTGGATCGCGTCGCGGCGGGCAGCGATGCCTTTTGCGTGGAAACAGGCGACGCATGTATATTGCGTGGCGACACTGGAGAATGGGAGCTGATATAAATGGACGTAATGCTTTGGTGGGGAAAGATAAAAAGATATGTGAACTCCGTCGCGCTTGGAGAGGGCGCAGTGCAAGGCCCGCGAGGTCTGCCGGGGCCTCAAGGCCCGCAAGGTTTACAGGGGCCTCAAGGCATATCGGGGCCTGCTGGAGCTATCGGCGCTCAAGGCCCGCAGGGGCCTCAAGGCCCGCAGGGCATACAAGGCCCAGCAGGTGCAACGGGAGCGCAAGGCCCTCAAGGGCCTCAAGGAGAACCGGGGCAGACTGGCCCGCAGGGGCCTCAAGGCGAGACTGGTTCGCAAGGCCCGGAAGGGCCTCAAGGAGAAACAGGCCCTCAAGGGATACAAGGCGAGACGGGAACGCAAGGCCCAGCAGGGGCGCAAGGGGAACCGGGGCAGACAGGCCCGCAGGGCATACAGGGGCCTCAAGGTATTCAGGGCGAGCCGGGTCAGGCAGGGCCTCCGAGCAATGTGAACCCTCGCGGAATATGGGATATTGCAATAAATGATTATGCTCGCAATGACGTTGTGGTATTCGGCAGCGGTAGCAGCCAAAACTCTTATATATACACCTCAAATGTTTCAGGAAGTACAGTTGCGCCGGATGCGAATCCGACACCGTGGGTATTGTTTGTTATGCAAGGCCCGACGGGGCCTCAAGGCCCGGCAGGTGCGCAAGGTGCGCAAGGCACAGCAGGATCGACGGGGCCTCAAGGCCCGGAAGGGCCTCAAGGCGTACAAGGCCCGGAAGGGCCTCAAGGCGTACAAGGCCCGGAAGGGCCTCAAGGCTTGGAAGGGTCTCAAGGCCCAATAGGGGCGACTGGTGCAACTGGGGCGCAAGGCCCGGCAGGGCCTCAAGGCCCGGCAGGTGTAGATGGAGCGACTGGATCGCAAGGCCCGACGGGGCCTCAAGGCCCAGTAGGGCCTCAAGGCCCGGCGGGGCCAGAATTGAGTGTATCACTTACTTCTGAATCAGGCTCAGGCACAGATATAACCACTGACGCAGTAGGAACGACATCAATAGCATCATTGTTTCAACTGATATGGAATAAAATCAGGCAGGTTGTAAATGTGTTGAGTGGTAAGCTTGATAAAACAGCGCAAGCCGCCGACAGTGCGATGCTGGACGGTAAACTGCCGAGCGAGTTTGCGCCCAGTGCGCCCGTGGGCGCAATTATGAATGTAACTTATGCTGTCACGAGCGCGGATTTAGTAGGCGTAACATCTCTGTCGCAGTTATTGCGAAACTTTGAAGCAAGCGGAAAGTTTAGGGATGTATGGGCCTTTAATTTACACTTTGGACAAGCATCTATACCCGCGCTTACGGACTTACACCCCAATGCAAGTGCATCGAACACTTCCGGTTGGTTGTCCGTTATGAAAAATACAATAGGAACTTTGAATTATATTGCGTGTGAATGGCGAAACCAATATCCTGGAAACTCTGCTTATGCGAAAATATACCGCAACAATTTGAATATTACAAATGGTAATTGGCAGTATGGTTCGGGTACGGGTTGGGTAGTGCTTGGATAGCAATATACAAAACAATAGTAAGCACATAACCGCCGCAAGGCGGTTTTTTTATGCCCAAAAAAAGGAGGCTCATTAAATGGACTACGGCCTAGAAATAATCATCGCTTGCGAGTCGTGCATCAAGGAACTTAAAGCGATTATTAATTACACGCGGCAGATACAGTCAACTCAAAACGACGCTATGAAATCTGTCTACACGAATAACAGGGCCGACGAATTGCCCCACCTGCAAAACTTGACGATTGCGATTACGGCAATGCTGAACGGCGAGGAGCCTGCCGCCGCGGCGCAAATGGACGGCGCAGAAAAGCAAGGAGGCGAACAATGACCACGCGCGAGAAAAGCGACATCCTGCACGACAACATTCGGGACTGGGAGCAGAGGCTCGGCGCCTATCTGGGAATGGAAGGCTGCGAGGTAACCGACAAGTACGCAAAAATAGTATTGACCAGGCTCCGCGAATGTCGCGCCGCCCTGAACAGGCTTGTCAACGAGGTCATAGTGGTTGACGGAGGCGCGAATGGACAAGGCTCCTAAACTGATCCGCGTCCAGCGCCTCGACAGCATTAAGCTCGACAAGACTTTTTTCACCGAGGAAGGCTATCTCATTGACGAGCCTGTCGTTACCAGCGTCGGGATTTTCGAATACGCGAACCCTGACGGGACTAAGCGGCGGGAGCTGCGCCTCCCTGAGCATGTATTCGCGCCGGAAAGCCTTGCGACATATAAAGGCAAGCCGGTAATTATCACGCACGGCGCAGGCCGCGTGAACAAGAACAATGTCGAGCGCGAGATTGTCGGGACGATACTCTCCGACGGGTATCAGGATGGAAACGACGTCAGGGCGCAGATAATTATCCACGGCATAAACGAAGTAAAGAGTTCCGGGCTTAGGGAATTGAGCCTCGGCTATGACCTTGTGTTAGACGAAACGCCCGGCGTATGGAACGGGCAACCTTATGACGCCATCCAGACTGAGATCACAATAAACCACCTCGCGCTTGTTGGGGACGCGCGAGCGGGGGATCAAGCTCGTCTGAACTTAGATGGCATAAAACCAACTTTACAAGGAGGTAAGGCTATGGAACAGCCTAAGCAGGAAAAAAAGGCAATGGAAAGCGAGGAGCTTAAAAAAACTATTGCCGCGTACAGCGCCCGCCGCAAGAGCCGAATGGACGAAGCGGAGCGCGCCGCAGCGGGCGCCATGCCCGGCAGCGGCACTGAGGAGCCGAAGCAGAATGTCATTGACAGCCCTGCGGGAGTTCAGCCAGGCGGCGGCGAACCGCAGGCAGGGACGACGGAGGATAGGGTCAGGATGGTAAAAGACCGCCGCGACCGCCGCGATCAGGAAGGAGACCAGAAAACCCCAGAGGGTCTCATGGGAACTGTCGCGGCCCAGGACGAAGACATCGACACGCTGCTTGAAATTATCGAGCAGCTTCAGGCGAAGTCCGACTTTGACAGTTCGGCGCCAGCCCCCGCGCCGGCTCCGGCTCCAGCGCCGGCGGCGGACGAGGGAATAGGCGGAGGCGTCGGCGAAGGAGGCGGCGTTACTTTGAAAATCAATACCGACGCAATGGACGCCATTGTGCGCGAGCGCCTCAAGCTGGGGCGGCTGGGCGACACCCTGAACCTTGACGGGCTTGAGGATATGAACCCCATCGACGCGAAAAGGGCCATTGTCAAAAAAGTCAATCCGAACATGAGGCTTGATGGCAAGGGCGAGGCGTACATTAACGCCGCTTTTGACGCGGCGGTTGCCCAGATCAATACGGCGGGCGGCGGCAAGGATTGCAACTACCAGCGGAGGCAAATGTCGGGCCGCTTGGACGGCAAGACCGATCCCGCCCCGACCGGCAAAACGGAAGCTTCTCGCGCCCGTGAGCGCATGATTGAGAGGCAGCAGAAAAGAGGAGGCACTGAATAATGAGCGGGCAGACCACTTACGATTTTAGGACGCCTAAAGGCGTCGCCGGCGCTCTTGTTGACATATCCCCAAAGTCAATAGATAGCCGGGTCAATAGCGAAACTGACATTAACAAGATGCGGTTCGGAATGGGCGTCGTCGTCGGGACTGACCCCGGCGTCGATGTGCGCGTACCGACTTCGACAAATACCGCGAAAGACTTTGAGGGCGTCTTGCTGAACGGCTATACGCAGCAAATGACCATGAATGGGGACGTGCAGGTTTTCCCGAAGCAGACCGTCGGACTCCTTCGTTGGGGCAGGGCTTGGGGGCGTGTCGCCGACGGCGTGTCGCCCGCTTACAACGATCCCCTGTACCTCATTATCAGCGGCGCAAATGCCGGCCTGTTTACCAATGTCGCTGCGGGCAACCTTGCGATTCATGGCAGGTTCTATGGCGGCCTCGGCGCCGGAAACATCGCCCCGGTCGAAATCTACAACGATTTGCCATAAGGAGGATAGACGAACATGGACAAATACAATCCCGCTATGCCGTCAACCACGTTTGATCCGAGGGACTATGACGCTTTCAGGCGCTCCAGCATCCCCGCAAGCTTGGCTGACGACAAAACCCTCCGCTTCGACAGCACGGAGGACGCGAGCGTTTTCTTCGCCCGCGAACTTGACTATATCAAGACGAAGACCTATGACGTCATATACCCGGAGTTCAACGCCCTTGCGCTGTTTCCAAAGACCAGCGAAGCGGACCCCGGAGCCGAGACAATCACCTTTTACAGCTACGACAAAAGGGGCTTTGCGAAGATCATCCAGAACTACGCGACAGACCTTCCCCGCGTTGACATTAAAGGCGTACCGAATACGGCGCATATCAAGTCGCTGGGCGCTTCCTATGGCTATTCGGTGCAGGAAATGAGGGCGAGCCGGTATGCAGGCAAGTCTCTTGACGCCAGAAAAGGCGCTACTGCCAGGGACGCCATCGACCGCGAATCGAACACGATTGCATGGGCGGGCGATCCTGAGAATAACCTTGTCGGCGTTCTTTCCCCCACAAACAACGTGCCTATTTTCGCGCTTTCCTTAAACGGGGCCGGGACTTCCACGAAGTTTGTTGACAAGACGCCGATGGAAGTGCTTGCCGACATTAACGCAATGCAGGCTTATACCGCCACGCTGACAAAGAGCGTGGAAAAGCCCGACACCCTTGCGCTTCCGACAGACGCTTTCCTGTATCTGGCGAACACCCCGCTCGTCATTGGGGGCGGCAGTACCGGCTCGGTGCTGAAATGGATACTTGAAAACTCCCCGCGCCTGAAAAAAATTGTAGAGGCTCCCGAACTGAACGCGGACAGCGGCATAACGCCGTATCCCGGCCAGGGCGTCGCCTTTATGTTTTCGGAAAACCCCGAAAAGTTTTCCATCGAAACGCCGATGCCCTTCTATCAGCATCCGGTTCAGGCGAAGGGCCTTGAGTTCGAGGTTCCCTGCGAAGCGAGGATCGCGGGCGTGCTGATTTACTATCCTCTGTCAATGCTTATCATACCCGGCGTTTAATCGCTAAAAAAGGAGACCATTCATGTTTGTAAAGAATACAAGTAACAAGCCTATGGGGTTTGGCGCCGTAGTCATACTCCCCGACGAAATTAAGGAACTGCCGAAGGGATTCGGCCCCGACCATCCGACCGTCAAGTTTTTCCTTTTGAAAAACTGGCTTGTGCAAGTGGACGAGGCGCAGGTGTCCGATCCGTGGCAACTGACGCCCGAACAGAAAGCCGCAAAAGCCGCTGCGGACGCCGAGAAAGCCGCCGCAAAAGCCGCCGCCGAGGCGGAGGCCGCGAAGGCAAAAGCCCTTGAGGAAGCTGCGCGGAAGAAAGCCGAACTCGACGTGAAGGTTGCCGCCCTCGGCAAAATGAACCTTGAGGAGCTGCGCAAGGAAGCTGCGGCAGCCGGCATTGCGTGTGCCGACGGCGACACGAAGGCCGTGATTGCGCAGAAAATCGCGGAGAAGCTGCAAGCGGAAGCAAGGTAGCAATTTATGGACTTTGCCGATGTCCTAAAAATCTTTCGCCGCATAGCGTCCGAGTTCAAAGCGATAGCGGATGACGAAGTTACAGAGTGGATTGAATTGACTGCGCCGCTGGTAAGCAAGCGGCGCTTTATGAACCTCTGGGCGCAGGCCCTCGCTCTGCTGACCGCGCATCGAATGAAAATGTCGAACGTGGGCGCGGACGCCGGCGCGGCGACGGATTCCAACGAACTTAATTCGGTAAGGATGATGGGCGTGGCAAATTACAGCGAGGGAGAGGTGTCCATAGGCTTTAATACTAACCTTGCGTCGCTTACTGGAGCAGACGCGGAACTGGCAATGACGCCTTACGGCATACAATACCTCAGTTTGCGGCGCATGAGAATCGCGCCGATCGTTTCAGCGGGCGAGCCAAATGCCCGGTCGTGACAGGGTAACGCCTAACGGCAAAAAGTTTTTCAAGGAAATCGAAGAGCTTAAAAAACTGCAAGTCCGGGTAGGTTTTCAGCAGGGCGCGGAATCCAGCGACGGCGTGGACTTAGTTGACATCGCCACATGGAACGAAATGGGAACCGAATATATCCCGTCGCGCCCGTTCCTGCGCCAGAGCGTAGACAAGAGCGAGGCCGTAATTGCCGCCACTTGCAAAAAGATGATAGTGGCGATAGTCAGGGGCCAGGCGACGGCGCGGGACGCCTTGCAGCAAATAGGCGTAATGCAAAAGGGACTCGTACAGGACACCATTAAAACGGGAGACTTCGAGCCTAACGCGCCTATCACTGTCCACGGTGGCTGGATGCAGCGCAACGGCAAAGCGTTTTACGTAAAGGGAAAAGGATCAGATCAGCCGCTTATCGACACGGGGCGTCTTAGGCAATCCGTGAGCTTTGTCATAAAAGAAAAGGGAGGCGATTAAGTTGTTGGGGCTATTCAAAAAGCCTTATCCCGTGCGGGTTTATGAGGCGCAGGTTATTGTAAACGGCTATGCAAGCTCGCCTTACCACGACGTCACCATGAGCCTCGACGTGCAGCCGTTTACGCCTGACGAGCTTATGGCCCTGCCGGAAGGGGAGCGCACAATCAAGCGCGTTAAATCTTTCGGCTCCGCAAAGCTCGCCTCGGCAAATGAATACGAAGGCATACCGGGCGTTAGGCTTTTTTATTCGGGCCAGTGGTATGAGTGCGTATCCTCTGTTAAATGGGATCACACGATACTCAGCCATTATCGCTCGGATTTTACCATTCTTCCTGAAAGCGCGCAGATGCTGCCGCCATAAGGAGGGGCTATGACGCAAAGCGAATTAAAACAAAAGCTGTACGACCTTGTGCGCGAATATTTTGGCAAAGCTTCAGTGATATGGGGCAAGGTCAAAGTAGTAAGCCCTGCTCCGCCTCAGATAGTTCTAAACATGGGCGCGGTTACAAGGCACTATCTGCCCATTGTTAAATGGGCGGACGGCGTAATAGTCAACGGCTTTCCATCCAAAACTACGCTGCAAATTGACCTCTACACAAAAGGCGCGCCGCTGCAATCCGGCTCTGGCGTCACGGCGGCGTATGAGAATACTGCCGTCAATGACCTGACCGATTTTGTGAACTATCTGGAATCGCCCTATATCGACGACTGGCGCGAGCGCCATGACGTTTCAATTTCATGCCGGCACATTACTGACTTGACTGAGCTTATTAATGGCACGACATGGGACTATAGGGCAATGGTAGAGCTTGAGATCGGTTTTACGCAGACGGCCGTAGGGCATACCGGCGCAATGTATGAAAGCGGGATGCCTTTTCACAAGAACGGCCGCCCGAAGTACGACAATGACGGTTATGCGCTAGACGAAGCGGGAGAGCAGGTTCTTGACGGAAGCAACAATCCGATCAGGCTGCCCCTTGACGGAGAGGGCAAGCCGATACCGCCGGCGATAACTGTAACGCCGTCCGGGGGTAGGACACAAACCCTTGCCGACCAATATACCGGCTGGTTTGATCGTGTGGAAATAGAGATTAAGAAGGAGGATTAATAGGAATGTCGAACATAAACAATATTGTCAACATTAACATTGACATAGCGGCTCCGGCAGTTGACAGCGCGAACTTTGATAACTTGCTTATCTTAGGGCCGCCTCCAGTAGCCACGCCGCCCAGGCCGCTTCCCGCAGTGGGCGTGTATTCTTCATTGGAAGAGGTAACCGGCGCGGGATTCAAAGCCGTGGGCGCGGATGCCGATCCCGTGGGCGTTGCGGCGCGGATTGCGTTCTCGCAAAGCCCTAAACCGGCGCAGATTTTTATCGCCACCATCCCGGACGCGAGGCCGACCATTTCAGGCGGAACCCTTAAAGTCATAACGGCGTCTAACGTGGCGTCTGACGGCATACCCATTGGTACGCTGATACCGCCCCCGCCCGATCTGCCGTGGCTGCAAATTGCCTATAATCGTCAGGAAGTTGCGGCGATGGACATGACCGTTGAAAAGGACGGAGTAGTCCTCTTCGGTAAGTTTCTGCCGACGACTCCGAACCCCAACGCTTTTGTGCAGGTAGCGTTAGGCGCAACGGACAATCCTGATCCCGACGCAATGAACCTGCTGCCAGAGGATTTTCCCGGCACTTACATTGTTACTCTGACCGCGACAAGCGCCGACGGGCGCAAGACTGTTATTACAAGGTCTGTAACTTTCGACGGCGTAAAAGCCTTTACTCAGAACGGCGGCACTTTCGGCATTTTGCCTTTTGTCAGCGACGCAATCGCCGCGCTTGACGTAGCGAACAAAACGACGGGCTGGTACGTGGTCTGTACGGCGGGCATTGACGAGAGCCTTTACGAGCCTATCGCCGAATGGACTGAGGCGCAGATCAAGCTCTTCGCCTATACATTCATGTCGGAAACCGATCCAGTGGGCGCGATATTTTTCCGTTCAATGGGCTGGTGCGGGCTTATCAAGGACGAAGACATGCCGTCGGACGTGCCGCAAGCGAACGCATACCTGAATGTGGGCGCCGTCGCAAAGGGCCTGTCGTTCCCTGCCGGCTCGGAGACCTGGGCTTTCAAGCGGCTCGCTTCGCTTTACCCGTCGGAGTTCAGCAGCACTTTGATCAAGGCGTTGACCGACGGCAGCAGCAACTACTTCACGCAGATTGCGGGGCGCAATATCACCATGAACGGCAAAGTCCGGGGCAACGAATGGATTGATGTCATTCGCGGGCGGGACTGGCTCCAGAACGACATGCAGCTTCGCATTTTCAATCTGTTCCTTATGAATCCTAAAGTGCCATTCACTAACGGCGGCATCCTGCTCATTCAAAACGCAATGATTGCCAGCCTCAAGGCGGCGCGCGATCGGACTATCGTCGCCGAAGACGAATACGACGAAGACGGCATACTTGTACCTGGCTTTGTTACGAAGGTTCCGAACTCTATGAGCATAGAGGCGTCGCAGAAAGCGGCGCGCGTCCTCAAAGACTGTACGGCCTCGGCGCGCCTGGCGGGAGCGATTCACGCGGTTACAGTAAACGTAACATTAACTTATGGGAGGGCGTAAATAATGCTTAAAACCTACGACTCAAGAAAAGTATTAATCTCTTTGGGGTCGCACAACGTAACGGGCTATTCGGATGACTCTTTTGTCAGCATTGAGCCTAACGGCGACGGCGTTGTTAAAAAGGTCGGGTGCGACAGCGAAGTCATTCGCTCCATCGATCCCGACGACACCGCGAATATGACCCTTACCCTGCTCCAGCAGTCGCCGACTATTGCGTTCTGCCAGAAAATGTATGACCGCGACAGGGCCGACGGCACTGGCACTTTCTCTGTCCTTGTCAAAGACCTTAAAGGCGGCTTGATTTTCTCGGCTCAGGACGCGTGGGTCGTTACTCCTATGACCCGCGACTTTGCAAAGGAAGCGCCCGACCGCGAGATCAGCATCCAGTGCGGCGCCGTCGAATACAGCGGGGAGAATGAAGAATGAAACAGCACGACGTAAAACAAGAGCGCATACTGGGCAGCAACATTTTTTACGTGCGGCCGTTCGGCGCGTTCAAAGCCGCCAATTTAAGCGGCGAGGTATTCTCGCTTTTAATGCCGATCCTCATAAGCATTGCGCCCGTCGTAATGAAGGGAAGGGCAAAGACCGGCACGGCCGAAGAGATGGCAAGCGTCCTTGACGTTAGCGCCGAAGAAATCGCCCCGCACTTGGCAAACGCCACGGCGGGCATATCCGGCGACAAGCTGGAACTGCTGCTTAGAAAGCTGCTAATCGAGAATAACAATATTTCTGTCGAGCTGGACGGCAAGGAAGGGCCGCAGCCCCTGGACAAAGACCTCGCAAACGAGATTTTCTGCGGCGACATACAGGATATGTTCATTCTGGCTTTCGACGTCATTAAGGTAAACTATTCGGGTTTTTTCAAGAAACTCGGCGGCCAATATGGAAAAGCAATAAACGCGTTTCTGGCGAAGGGCTAGCCGAGTTTCATAGATACGGCAAACTGGATGTTACCCAGTTTTCGGAATTGGAACTCCGAATGTATATCCTGATCAGCATGAAACTCGCAAGCAAGTCCGAGCTTATGGAATCGTACACGCTCGACGAAGCTCTAAAGCTATATGCGCTGTGGCGCATGTCGCAAGACATCGAGGCCGCACATGCTGACGAACTAAAAAACAAAGTCAACGGGAAAAGGAGGAGGCGCTAAACTTGACAATACGAGATATTGCGATCAGCTTTGGTTTTGAGATAGACAAGACGTCCGAAAACAAAGCGAACAAAACTATCGATACGCTCAAGACCGCCGCCTCCTCCGCGCTTGAGAATGTGGGCGTCAAGTTTGAAACAGACAAGGCGTCCGAACAAAGCGTTTTGAACAGCGTCAATGCCATAAAGGCGTCCACTGAAAGCATACAAAACTCTATCGGCGTCGGGTTTACCCCCGATACCGCGTCCGAACAGAATGTAATTGATTCCATTAACCGAATCAAGTCAGACGCCGAGAAGCTTGCGGACAATGCGGCATCCTTTTCAGTGGACGGCGCGTCAGAGCAGACCGTTATAGAAGCTGTCAATCGGATCAAAGCCGAAGCGGAGAAACTCGCGGAAAATGTCGCGGGGTTTAACCTTGACGAAGCATCCGAGAGCCGCGTATCCGCCGCCATTGACCAGCTTAAAACTCAAGCCGCTACTCTTGCGGAAAACGTTGTCGGCTATGCCGTTGACGCCCCGTCCGCGCAGGCGTCCTCCGACAGCATAGCGGGCCTTAAAGAGGAGGCGCTCCCCCTCGAAGCGAACAGGGTCGGCTATGAAGTTGACAGGGCCTCTGAAAAGGGCGTCCTCAGCAGCATGAAAAACCTTAAATCCGCCGCTACGAAAATACTTAAAGGCATCGGCGTCGGAGTGTCCCTTGTCGCGATAACAAGGTCTGTCGTCGGCATGGCAAAAGAGTTCATTGCCAATAACGAAGAAATACAAAGCGCGGTTTCAGGCGTAAAGGATCAATGGAATAGCTGGAAAAAAAAGATCGACGAGACTTACGGCATTTCCAAAAAATTAACTCAGCTTATCGTTAAAGGAATAAATCAGGGCGTCAAGGTAGTGCGGAGGGTGACGGACTGGTTCGTGCGGTTCAGCAGCAAGGTCGGAGGCGTTACCAAAATGCTGAAACTGCTTGCCATTTCCGCCAGCGCGATCTTTATTGCGCTTAATGCCGGAAAAATCCTCTCATTCCTGAAAGCGCTCAGTGCGGGCCTGGGGAAAGTCAGCCTCAAAATGGCGGCGATGGTGGCGGTTATCGTAATTGTCGCTTTGCTTATTGAGGATTTAATAAAGTTTATGCAGGGCGAAGATTCTCTGATCGGCTCCCTGCTTGAAAAGTTCGGCATAGACGGCGAGGAGGTGCGCGATACCATACGCGGCATACTCGACGCCGTAAAGGGGCTATTGCCCTCCATAATTACTTTAGGAAAACAGCTCGGCGGCTTTCTGCTCGATACACTGAAAGAATTGCTGCCGTTTTTGATAGACATCGCAAAGACGGTGATCCCTTTTATTATAGGCATGTTAAAAGAGGTCGCCGCGTTCCTTATGGACTTGGGAAAAACGGCGATCCCATTTTTGATAGACGTCATAAAAACGGTTATCGGGTTTGTGATGCAGATAGTTAAAAGCGTTTTGCCGGTAGTCATTAACCTTTTGCAAAAGCTCCTGCCTATTATTTTGCAGGTAACTAAGCAGATACTTCCCGTGATAATAAACCTTCTCGGAAAATTGCTGCCTATAGCTATGAAGATTATTAACACGGTACTGCCTATCGTGACCAGCCTGATCGAGATGCTGGTCTCCGTAGTCATGCCCATTATCGATCTTATACTGCCGCTCCTTATGACGCTGCTTGAGGCATTAATGCCCGTTATTTCTTTTGTCGCAGACCTGCTGGGCAACGTACTGGGCGCGGCGTTCGAGGGGCTTATGCCTATCATCAATGCAGTCATGGGCATATTCAAGGGATTGATTGACTTTATTACTGGAGTATTCACGGGCAACTGGAGCAAGGCATGGTCGGGCGTCGTGGATATTTTCAAAAACATTTTCAGCGGAATCGCGGCGCTTTTCAAGTTCCCGATAAACCTCATAATCACTGGGATCAATACTTTCTTGGGCGGATTGAACAAGCTGAAAATCCCCGACTGGGTTCCCGGCGTCGGAGGCAAGGGGATAAGCATCCCCCTGATCCCGCAACTAGCCACTGGGTCGGACAGCGCGCCCGACACGTTCATAGCCGGAGAGCAGGGGCCTGAGCTTATAACGAACGCTCAAGGAAGCAAGGTTTTCACGGCGAGCGAGACCGTTGACATCTTCCAAAAACTGAGAGACCTTGCCAATTTTGCGTTTACGCCAAAACAGGAAAAGGCGGAGGGTGAAGACAAGCCCCTGCTTTCAATGTTCAGCGGCATAGCCCAGGCGATAAAAGACATCGCCGCGTTAGGCGTAATGCCCCGGCCTGAGACCGTGGCGGCGGCGACTTCGCCAGTGGAAAACAAATACATAACGCAGAACGTGGAAATAACAAACCAATTCCACGGCGACCGTGCGGGCCAGCAGAGGAGCGCGGAAGCGATGGACAAAGCGGCCGACGACGCTACGGATATACTGGCGCGCGGCTTGGCCTATGCCAGATAACAAGGAGGCGACAGCATGGCAAGGGCGACGCAGCCGGTATCTATAGACGGCATTGAGTTTGACGCGCTGATTGACGAGACCAAAACGCTTGCGTCCGACGTTCCTTCCTATCCAGTAGAAAAGGGCTTTGAAGTAAGCGACTCGATTATATTAAAGCCCCTGACACTGAGCATGACTTTGTACCTGACGAATACCCCGGTCACGTGGAAAAGGCGGCACGGGTCAAACCCTTCGCGGGTTCAGGACGTGCTTACGCAGCTTGAGGCGCTTTATTTTACAAAGCAGCCCGTTACAGTTATTACAAGCGAGCGCACATATACCAATATGGCGATCCTTAATATCGACCTGAAAAAATCGCTTGAAACAGGAAGTTCGCGCGAGATACCAATTTCATTTCAGGAAATCAGGGTAACGGAAGCGACGACGACCACAATCCCCGACAGTTACGGCAAGGGAGGAGGCACTGGGGCGAATGCGGGGACTGCAAGCATAACGACAGGCGCTGCGCCGGGAGCGTCGGATTCTGGGAGCCGTGGTTCTATCCTGTACGGCCTTGCATCCGGCGCGGGGCTTATGTGATAGGGAGGGCAAGGCATGAGGATTGATATTTCCGTCCCGGATATGAACGACAGCTTTTCCCGCGTCGTGCTTGACGGGACTCAGTATTTTATAAGGTTTACATGGAACGACACGGCGCAGAGGTGGAGCTTCGGGCTTTACACAATCCAAAAGGAGCCGATTATTCAGGGGCAGCGAATGGTTCCGCGCTTCCCTCTTAATTTGCAGATTGCCCGCGAGAACGTCCCTAAAGGAATATTCGGCGTGTATACAGACCTTGCGAGCGTCGGGCGGCATGACTTCATTAACGGAAGGGCGGCGTTTGCCTATATTTCCGCTAAAGAGAAATAGGCATGAAGCAGTTTGACAGGCAGTACAGGCTTGCTGCGGGGCCTGCCGGAAGCACGGCGTTTGAAGTCGGAGCGACGACGCCCGAAAGCCCGACCGCGCTGCATATCAGGTTTGAAGTAGACAAGTGCGACACCGAGACGCCCAACACAGCGACAATATCGCTATGGAATCTAAACCCCGAACAGCTCGCCGTCCTTAATGAAAAGGATTGCGTAGTTACGCTCAGGGCAGGGTATGGCTCAAACATGCCGTTGATATTTGTCGGCACGGTGACGTATGTCGAAACCTCGCTGGACGCGGGAGACCGAGAGACTTACTTAGAGCTTGCCGACGGCAGGATTGAATTGCGGGACAGCTATGTTTCTCTTTCATATTCTGGCGTCATTAACACCAAAAAAGTAATTGAAGACGTGGCGGCGGATATGGGCATCCCGCTGTCGTTTTCATATAACGCGCAATTCCATGACCTGCCCGCAGGCTTTTCGTACATAGGGCCGGGGCGCGTGGCGCTGGACAAAGCCTGCGCGTCCAGCGAGCTTCAGTGGTCGATCCATAACGGCATTTTGCAGGTCAAAATGATGCGCGACACAATGACCAGGCAGGTCTATCTTTTAGACCCGGACTCAGGGCTGCTGCACATACCCAAAAAGATAAACTACGGCGAGGATTCAAAAAAATCGGGCGATCAGTTCGGATATGAAATAGAGTACCTGCTCAACGGCGCCATTGGAATAGGCGATTACATAAGGCTTGAAAGCAAAGTTGTAAAGGGCTATTTCAGGATCAAGTCTCTGGGCTTGCGGGGCGACAACCTTGAGGGCGACTGGATGTGTACGGCGAAATTGATTGAAGCATAACGGAGGGGGCGCATGGTACAAGAGTTCACGCAGGAAATAAAAAATATCGTGCTGGATATTTTGCGCGGCGTGCATACTGTTATCCCCGGAAAAATAGTAACGTTCGATCCCGACAAAGACACGGCGTCCATTTTGCCCGACGGCAAGTTTGAGAAACCCGACGGCTCCTTAATAGACTACCCAAAACTGAACGAGGTGCCGGTCTATGTCATGCAGGGGAGCGAGCAGACGGCGACGTTCGTCTATCCGATTAAAAAAGACGACGAGTGCATTATTTTATTTTCGGAACAGCCCCTTGACGTGTGGCGGACAAAAGCCGAATCGGATACAGACTTAAAGTTTGATCTGTCTAATGCCATCGCCATTGTGGGGCTGTTTGCAAAGCCCAACCCTCTGATTAAAGAGGCTTGCAAAGACAACTCAATCATTATCGAGAAAGACGGCGAGCGCGTCAGGATAAAAAAAGGCGAGACTTATATCCGGGACACCGCAGGGCAGTCTATTACGTTCGTTCCCGAAGTAATTACAGCAGAGGCAAATGACCTTGACCTTAATTCAAAAAAGCCTATCGGCATTAAAGGGACGAATACGCAGCTAGGCGGGGGGAATCTAAGAAAATATTGGACAGGCGAACAAAAAGGATGGTTGCAGCAGTTCTTACCTCCCATGCCGCTCGGTATTCTTTTTATACCGCCGGTTCCAATTTTAATATGTATGGGATTAAACAGTATCCGCGCAAAACACCGCATGAACGCGTCCGAAGCGTCCAGCATCAATTCTAAAATATTGAAGTAAGGAGCTTTTATGCTTGACGAATATGTACGCGGTTTAATTGATGCCATAATGAAAGCGGTCGCATCTAATATGTTCGCGCCGGGGTTTACGACTCCTCAAGCGTCGATTGACGAGCTGCAAGGGCAAATAGGCTTTTATGTCGCCGTGCTTTTATTGTACGCGCATGAAAACCCAGAGATTATGAATCCGCCATATCCCGACTTGAATAAAACGATTGCGGATTTAATAGATTTTTACATGGACGCGTATATCGAGATTAATTCGACGGAGGACGATCCATTATCAGACGCGGAAAAATTAAACACCCGCGAAGGCTTTACTGTATGGGTGCGGGCTTTTTTGACTTATGCAAATAAGGCTCCCGAAGGGATAATGTGGCCGCCTTACATTTACAGCAGGCCGTATCCCACGAACTCTATAAACAGGTTAAACGAGTTTATAGAAGGGCTGTCCAATGCTTTGACTTCGGCTTTAATCGCGGCGGCTTTCCCTCCCGCGTTTCCCGCGTCAACGCAGGATATTGAAACACTGAACTCTTGTCATAGGGTATTCGTTCAGGCGGCTTTGACTTACGTGCATAGCAATCCGGGGATAGCTTCGCCGCCTTATTCGGCTTAGGAGATGCGGCATGAAAGATATTTTATTGACCTCAGACGGGGACTTAGTAATAAGCGAACAGGGAGATATAAGCCTGACCGACAGCATACGGCAAGCCGTGCGGATAAGGCTTTTATGGTTTTTTAACGAATGGCGCTTTGCGCCCCAATTCGGGGTTCCTTACTTTGAAGAAATCCTGATAAAAAACCCCAACAGCCTGCGCGTGCGAAGCATTATACGCAATGAGGCAATGAGCGTCGAGGGCGTGCTTGACGCGATCAATATCACGGTAACTCTTGACAAGGTTACAAGAAAAGCCGTGATAGCGCTTGACGTTGTTACCGACGAAGAAACGTTTAGAATGGAGGTTCCTATAAATGTCTGAGTATGGCGTTAAACCTACAGGATTAAATATAAAGAGGCTTGACAAAATAGTGGACGAGCTTCACGACGACCTCTCCGAAGGCTGGGACGTGAATACCCGGCTTAATCCTAAGTCGTTCCTGAACGTACAGCTCACGGCGTTTGCGGACAAGATTGCGGAACTATGGGAGTTCGGGGAGCAGATATATCATTCAATGTACCCGTTCAGCGCGGAGGACGCAAGCCTTGACAATGCCGTGCAGTACGGCGGGATTGCCCGCGAAGACGCGCAGCCGACACTATACCCTATTCACGCCGAATGTATTGACGGAACGCCTATACCCAAAAACTCGCTGATAAAAACCAGCACGAACCCCGCGATCCAGTTCGGCGCTTGGGCCGATACTACCGTCTCGCGCAATTCGTTTAATGCCGTAAAAATCCGCATAGCGGTTATGCAGCCCTCCGCGCTTTATACGGTGGTATTGAACGCGACGCAGTTTAACTACCAAAGCAAAGCAGGAGACACGGAAGCTGATATTCTTGCCGGAATTATGGATGCCATAACCGCCCCGGATTTTGCCGTCGCGCTTATCGGCAATATGCTTCACGTCATATCGACCGACGCCCAGAAATCGAACCAGCTTATTTTAAGCGGGAACCTGACGACTGAGAGCGTTACCGGCATTGTCATTTACGCAAGCGAAGTGAACGGCGAAGTCATTTTTCCTGACGGCACTATCACCGAGATTGTTACCAATGTTCCGGGACTGCTCAGTGTGGTCAATCGCACGCCGTATATTACGGGGAGGCTGTTGCAGACCGACGTCGAATTAAGGAAGTCGTACACCGACAAGATTTTCGCCAGGTCAAGCCGAATGTTAGAAAGCATTAAGTCGGCGCTCCTCCTTAATGTTCAGGGAATAATAAGCGTCGCGGCGTACCAGAACGACACTAACATAGTGGACTCCGCCGGCAGATGGCCGCATTGCGTAGAGGTCGTTATCGAAGGCGGCGACAATTTCAGCATTGCGCGGCAGATATTCGACAAGAAAGCCGACGGCATACAAACATTCGGCGGCACGGAGGTCGTCATTCCAGGCGACGAGGGCGAGCCTATTACGATCCGATTCAATCGCCCTGAGCATGTTTACGTATGGTTCCGCCTGATCCTTATGCTGAACCCCAGGGAGGTGTTGCCGCCGAATTATATCGAGGCTATTCAGGCGATTATTATCGCGGCGATGTCAACGGTAGAACCCGGAGCGGCGATAATCCCGCCGAGGCTTATCGAAGGCAAGATATACGGGGGAGTTCCAGGAATCGCGGATATTGAGACCACAACTTTTTATACGACGAACCCCAACGAGTCGCCAGGCGCTTACGCGCCAGGCGCAATTCCAATAACGCCGAGGCAGCGTGCGGTCACGGACAAAGTAAGGATTGAGGTACTTATTCATGGAGCTTGATTTTCTTGAAAAGCTGCGCCGCGACCTGCTTGAGCAGTTCAAAGACAAACCGAATATTGAGGTCTACCAGAAAGCGCTTGCCCGACAGCTTGACGAGCTGTATAGGTTTTTCGACGACCTGAATACGCTGAGGTGGCTCAAGACTGCCGAGGGCGTACAGCTCGACGGCATAGGCGACATTGTAGTCCTGTCAAGGACGGACGCGCTTGCCATTGCAAAGCTCGCTGATCAAAATGTGCCAATGGGCGACGACCTTTATAGGCTATACCTTATGTGGAAAATAGCGCTTAACACGTCAAACTGTACGCACACCGACCGGCATAGATCGCTGAGGCTGTTCTGGGACAAGACGCCCCTTTTTTATTCGGAGGATGTCGCGCATCCGGCAACCATTTTCATTACGGTGCCGGAAGTTATAGCGGGATCGGATGCAGCAGTATTCAGGATAGCGGCACTGATAAAAGCCGCAGGGGTCGCGCTGCATTTCCTTTTCCCGCATGACGAATATGAGGCGGCTGAATATTCAGGCGGCGCCGTCGCGGATGTCATTAAAGAGGTCTTTATTGAGGAGGTCGAAATTGTAACCAGCGCGGAGGATTACAACGCGGGGGCTATTTTCGAGTTTACTAAGGAGGTGTTCATTGAGGAGGTCGAAATTGTTACGGACACGATAAGCTACGACGCAAGGGCAACCTACGAATTAACAAAGGAGGTATTTACAGACGATGGCTGATACCATTTTAGCATTGACGGCTTTGGGGCAGGCTCTCAAAGCAAAGATTGAACAGGGCAACGGCCTGATCCCGCTTAAAATAACGCGGATTGTTTCCGCGTCAGGCACAAGCCCCGACCTGATAAACCTGACGGACGTAGTAAATCCAAAGCTGGAGTTTGGAATTACAAGGGTAAGCTCGCAGGGCGCGCGCACGATAATAGAAGCGATATTGACGAACACCGGCGCCCCTTCCGATGGTGTGCCGCCTCTTGCCGTTGGTTATCCAATGTCGCAAGTGGGGTTTTATGCAATAGACCCGGACGAAGGAGAGATACTTTACCGCATATCTCAGTATGACAATCCTATCTATGTCCCTGCCGCGCAGGAACGCGGATGGACTTACACACCGTCATTCAATATCGTCACGGGAAACGCGACTACTGTCTTAATTGAAATCAGCGCGGTCGGCACTGTTCCAATGAGCGTATTCAATGAGCATATCGAATCGCTTGTTATGTCCGAGGCGGGAGTCCACGGCATACGGTTTTTTGAGGATCAGTTGCAGCTATGGGACGGCACGCAATGGCAAAATGTCTCAATGGGAACTCCGCCTGTCGCGTGGCAGTTCAGCATTGTCGGCGGCATTTTGTCAAACAACATTCCCTATGGCTCGATGACGCCTAACGAAGACGCAAACACGCTAGACTTTCTTCCCGGATTCGTGGCGGTCGCAGACGAAACATTAATTCTTTTGCAAGGAGGGCATTAACAATGTCGAATGTAAACAAGGTCAATCTGGCGGGGACTATCTTCGATATAGAAGACACTCAGGCCAGAATGGATGCTCATGCCGCTATGGAAGCGGCAGAGGATGTGCAGGATCAATTAGACGCTTTTATAAGCGGAGGCGGGGGAGGCACGCCGCTAGCCAATATGTGCGGAGTGCGCTGGTACAAAACGCAGTCGCCGACCATATTGGACAGGACGCATGACGCGGTAGGAAAGTCCTTTATACCGAGCGTCGGGGCGACGCCGGGGAGTTCCAGCTTCGACAGCATTTTCCCGTGGAATGGCATCAAGCGCTGCGTCGTCGTGAATGGCGTAGTTACTGCCTATGAAGGCGATCCGGGATTCTCGCTGACTCCCGCATCCGGCGACGTCATGGTCGAAATACCCGCGTACTATTACAAGATTGAGGATACCGCCTATCATCGGGACTTCATTATTTCCAGCCTCGATCCGAGCGTGGTTACTACGCCTCCAGACGGCTTTAGGCTTTCCCCCCGACATGCGGCAGTACCGGGGCGACCTAACGGCAGGAACAAAATATATGTCGGCGCGTATACCTGCGATACCAACTATCGCTCCTTGTCGGGCAATCAATCCAAAGTAAGCATTACAAGAGCGGCAGCAAGGACAGGCATCAAGGCACGGGGAACCGCTTATAACTTAATGGACTGGGCTGCGTTCTGGACTGTCGCAATGCTGTACCTTGTCGAAGTCGCGAACTGGGATTCGCAGAGGGCAATAGGCCAGGGCGTATCGAGCGGCTCCTCGCAGATTAACACCGGCGACACTGACGGCGTGCTGTGGCACTCAGGAAGTCCCGCGCCGACGGATACAAGGCGAGGCGTAAAGTATCGCGGAATGGAAAACCTATGGGGCAATATCTGGCAATGGACAGACGGGTTTAACCTCAATAATCCCACAATCTATGTCAGTATCGATCCGGCGACTTATGCGGACGACACGGCCGTGGGTTACACAGCTTTGTCATACAGTCAAGTCGCTACTGCGTCTGCTTCGTATATTAAGGCTCTGGGGCTTGATCCCCTTTTCCCGTGGGCGCAGGCCCCGACTGACGTCACTGGGGCGGACGGCTCTTACATATCGGATCAGGCGTGGACTAATAC